CGTCTTAGCGCTAGTAAGTCTTTTCTTCATCCCGCACATGCGCGAGCAGAAGGATTTACGACGACCCGCTCTTTTGCCAGTAGGGTTGGACTCCGTGACAGCAGTCTTGAGCTTACTTCCAGGATTTGCCCTACGATAAGCCGCGACACCCTTGGCTGTGAGCCCACCAGATCTACTCTTGTGGACCCCCATCTTCATCTTGGGCATCACGGCCTTACGTTTTTTCTTCACTCTAGGCATAGAGCAAAGATATAAAATACAAACTTTACGTTAAGTTTGGTCGACCTCCTCTGAGTAAACGACGAACTGAGCGATGACATCATCGATTCTGTAAGCCGTACCTGACTCGTTTGTCTGAACCTTAACGAAAGGAAGCAAGATGTCACCCTTTGCAACGGTGACTCCAGCAGACCTCACTGTAGAAATAGAGTACGTCGTAGAAACAGGATTGGTTGCAGTAGTTTGCGATGCTGTTGCGACCAGGAGATCCCACTGTCCATTTCCGTCGGGAGTATACTTCTGGATTCTGAACAGGATGTCGCCATCGTCGGCGTATGTTCCGTTGGAGTCAGACCTAACACAGCTAAAGGAGCCACCAGCAATGTATCCATCAAAAGGCATAACAATACCTGTGGAGCCCGCGTAATTAGCCCCATCAATAACCTGAACACCGTTTGAAACACGAAGCATCTGTTTTGTGGAAGAGTTCGTGGCCGTAGGTGATGTAATGACTCCATTGTAACCACACTGGTACACCATCTGAGTCCTTCTCGTCAGAGCCTCAAGGGTGTTGGTTCGAATCTTGAGAGCCTGAAGATACGCCTCGTTGTCGGTAAGAGACGTTGAGGCTGTACCCGCCTGCGTAATCGTAAAGTTGTTCTGGTCAAGGTTTTTGTCCTTGACAACAAACTTCATGTCGGCAGACTCGCTCGTGTTGTCAGAGTCAATGATGACGGTTTCTACGCTTGCGTAAGTAACAGACCCTCCAATGTCATTGTCTCCCTTGAAGCCAATCTTTCCGATAACGTCGTTGTCAGTACCCCCTGCATCACCTCTCTCTCTAGTGAGAGTAACGATAGGTCCAGCCTCAGCTGAGTTAGCGTGAGACTTAATGACAAAGTTGTTTGTCTGATCAAACGACACATAGCGCGTAGCATTAACCATTATCATGCTGGTATTAGGCATGTAAAGGCTTATGAGCTGTGTATCCGTAATATTGCCCAGTTGCACAAAAGAAGGATCCAGCGCAAGAAGAGCGTTAGAGTTGGCGTTAAGTACATCAAACCCGCCAGAACCAGCCAAACTTAGCGTTCGGTTGGCTCCAGTGGGGATGGTAAGGTTCGCGTTCCCGATGTTCGGGACGTCGTCGGTAAAGACTAGCTTTTTCCATGTACCTGGCATAACGAACTAGTGTTAAGCAGGTTGGCCATCCTTTTTTTCTTCGAGCTTAAAGAGTCTTTCGAACTCCTTCTCAAGCTTTTCGAGGATCTTAGTCACTGCGGCGGCGTCAGACACTTTGATGCTGCAGCCGTCCAATGCGTTCTTAATGAACGCCACTTCGTTGATATCAAGCTTCATTGAATTGAGATTAAAAATTTATTTTGAATTCAGCTGATTTGTGAGCTTATTTACAATGCTCGACAACAAATGTACGTCTTTTCCTCTGAAACTCGACTCGCTCAGGGCCCACAAAAGATGCTCAAGCTCATCCTTGGTGAGAGTATCGGTGGAAGGTGGGGGGACTTGAGACTTATTCCCCCCTAACAAACCCATTATGCAGTCTGAATAAAGAGACCTCCAGAAGCGTTAGAGCTGTAGAGCATGGCTCCAACTCCAATGTCATCTGTGCTTGAGGTAGTGAACGCAGCACCAGTGACCTTCATGACGCCAACACCGAAAAGATTCGCTGTCGACGATGCTGCGTTGTTAGCTTCTTGAGCAATGTTCCAACCGAGAACAGAAGCTCCGTCGTTAATGCCCTTGTACACAAAACGAGCGAGGTTAGCGTCAGCGGCGGTGCCATTGTCGACAGCGATACCGACACCATCTGCACCAGCTGTCTGGGCAGCGGCGGAGTCGGTAGACCCACCAGCAACCTTAATCAAGGCATCCTGGATCTCGGTGTTCACAACATTCACAGAGGTCTGAGTCACATCACCGACAACTTCGAGGTTACCAGTGATCTTCAGCTTAGCGCCATCCCAAGTCAAGTTGGAGTCTGCAGTGTGCTGGCTGTATTCATTGTTGTTGATAGAAGAAGATGCCATCACCAAAGAGTAGTTGGCTCCAGACACGTTGGCGACAGTGGTCTTAGTCAACTCGGCGGCAGAAGCTGTACCATGGAGGTCTCCGCTAAAGCCGTTAGTTGAGACCAAAGATCCTGCACCAGCAGTGCTCAAGTCGGCCCCAGTTTTGTGAGAGAAGGTTACGTCTGCCTCGTAAGTGAGGTTAGAGGCGTCACCCCTGAGTGTTGCAGAGGCTGCGACAGCAGAACCAAAGACAATAGGCAGAGCTGCAGTGTCAGAAGAACCATCGTTAATGGTACTGTTAACCGCTGCTGGAGCAGCAGCCCACTTCAGCTTACCATCTACGGTAGTGTCTACCGTGAGTACGTATCCATTAGTGCCAATTCCAAGAGCCGCAGGTTCACCACTGTCGAGACCTCTGACGAGGTCACCAGCGGTCAAGTCTTGCATCTTGGCGAAGGTGACAGCGTCGTCTTGGATGTTTGCAGTAGCGATCGGTGCAGTCGAGTTAAACGCGGTGACCCCTTGGTTGGTCATAGTGATTACACCAGAGACAGCCTTAACCGCTGGCTTCGCGCTGCCACCCTGACCAATGAGAAGGTCTCCAGAGTTAGCTGCTACCGAATCAATCTTCGATCCGTCATTAAGCGTGAAACCTTTTGTGGTTTCGTTGTTGTTGGTACCACCATTCGCCAACGGGATAATGTCAGCGCTAGTAAATACCTTTTTCCATGTACCTGCCATAGTTCTGTTTTATTGGTTTATACCTAAGTAAAAAGAGTTTGTTGTTTCGTCGTAATACATTCCTCCCGTAACAGCGGTTGGAGATGTTGTCCCCGCAAATATAGCAACTTTCTCATTGTTAATGGAGAAGGCTAAGTCTTGTGAAGAATCAGTTGATGTGTAGAACTGTATCGCACTGGGGACGTGGTCTGCACCAGCAGCCCCTTCTTGAGAGAATACAATCTTACCAGCACGAACACCAGTGTCATTCGTCCCAACACCCTTGAATGAAATGATGCCAAGGGTGTCTCCATCTTGAGTTTCAGAAGAACTGGTGCTACTAAACACAAGCCTAGGAGCAGAGGAGTTAAGAGTGGTGGAGTTGAATACAGGATCTCCCGTCCAGTCAGCAAGGTAGTTGTCGTCTGACGTCTTAGCGAGGACATTGTTAGTGGACCCGCCAGAAGGAATACCGTTGGTGGCCGAAAGTCCAGCCCAGTTCCCATCCTGCTCCCAGTCGGAATCGTCTACAGAAGAACCCGTGTAGACGTAAGCCGTCGTGTCGACGACAGCGAGGTACCCTTTGGTTCTGTACCGCTGAGTGATGTTTCTTCTGCTTGGCAGATCCGAAAACACCCCTATACCCTTGACAGGGCTCTTGCCAGTCTGGTTAAACTGCGATGCCCCGTCGGTCAGATCAAGAACTGGGAAGTTTTGGTTGGCGTGTCTTACTTGACCAGAAAATTCAGGCATCTGAGTTCAGCTTTACTTTTAGGGTGATTCCATCGTTGAAGACTCCAGGGTCTATCGTCCTGTAAATATAGTAAGCAACGTTTATGTTAGTTGCTGTAGCCAGAGTGAAGGTAGAGCCCGTAACCTGCACAAAATCAGCAGTTACGTCAGTTGTATTCTCTTGCAAAACCTGCTTCAAAGTGCCAAATGCCTCGGGGATCAAAAGAAAGGTAAAGTTGTCTTCATTAGCATTCAATGCACTGCACTCCAAGTCCGTAAAAGAGGAACCTGGATCAGGGATGATTTTAGAGTCCTGCATCGAAGCGTAGAGAGTCGTTGCGTGACCGTTGTTCGAGGGGATGGTGCTACCGACAGAAACCCCCATCTTGTAGTAGAAGTTTATGGTGGCGGTAGAACTGGAAACTGTGGTCTCGGTGCCCGTCGGGTTACCATCCTCAGTCATGGACATCTTGTATGTGATGGTCGCTGGAGTGTTGCTCGAATGAGTCACACCAGAGAAGTTATTTGGACCCGTAGAGTCCTCGCTCAAACCACTAACAAAAGGAACCCCGTTTCGATTCAAGATGACGGAATCATCCTTGACGCTTGATGGGGTGTCAATCACGTAAGTGTAGTTGTTCATGGTGATGTCGGCACCAACTTCGTGAGAAGTCGTCGTACCCCCAGCCTGGTTTCGAGACTGACCATCTACACTGTAGTTCAGGCTGAATGTGGTGAACTTAGGCAAGGCATAGGGGTCCAGAATCCTAGACAGGACTGTCGTTATGCTCGTGCCAGTTTCAAAGGTAGAACCCTTGATGGAGCTAAAGGCACCGTCAGTATTTGTAACCTCAATCGCAGAGTCAAGCAAGTCGTCACCACCTGCGCTACCCTCCTGTTGGTCTTGAAACTGGAAGTTGTTCTCCCCTTGATTGTAGACAAGAACCTGACCACTCTCGGGGTCTCCCTTGATGTCCTGAAGGTCTCTCAGTCTGAGAATTCCGACGGCTGGTATAGCCGCAGAAACCTCGATCTCGTTAAACTTCTCTGAAACAGAAGTGATGACACCTGGGTTTGCCGAGATCTCAAAAGAAGGAGAATCTAGGCTTACCTCTACAGATGTTCCTGAAGGTGTGCTGACATTGACGGCGTAGGCAGCCTGCGGCGAGACTACTGCGCTTACAGTTGAGCTGGTTTCTACTGAGACAGAAGCAGATTCACCACCCTTGATTTCGATGGTTCCGATATCTGCCATTGTTAACCTCCTGTCTGATTCTGTGTAACAGCGAACTCAGAGACATCTTCGTTGACAACAAATGAACCCTTGAGGATGGTGGTGTGTGTGTCTGAAGCGTTTGCTCCGCTACCTGGAAGCACATACTGCAAATCGTACACATACCTCCCAGAAGGGATGGCTCTCATCGTGATGTCTGGAATCTTGATTGTGACAACACCTTCGTCGGTGATGTTCTCTCCTTCAGATGGGCCCATCTTTTCGATGATTCCGAGAGGAGATCCTGTCGGTGGCTGACCCTTGGCAGTGCATAGAATCAACCCCTCAGCACCGTCGTTCTTGGCTGAGTTTCTAATCTGCATGATAAACTCGTAAGCTTTCTCAACAAGCTTGAGGCCAGTGCCCTCTGAATCCTTCAGGGTGACGGCCAGGCTGAAGGTGTCCCCGCGACGGCAGGTAATGTTCAGCGTTTGAGCAATATCTAGGTTTACTTTCTTAGCCATTACTGGTTGATGATTTCGTCGATCATGTCTCTACCCTCGTCTTCTTGAGAGCTTGAGGGACCTTCTGCGAGTTCCCCTCTCTTTCCTTGTCTTTGTGAGATAAGCTTGCTCTGCTCAGAAGATTCCTTTTTGATTCTATCGTCCTTGCGATCCTCCTTGAGGACTTCCAGCTTCTCCTTGAATTCCTTGTCTTCAGTTCTGAATCCGAGGGTAGCCTGAGCCTTAATCATTTCGATCTCCTTGCGGAACTGGTGCTTCGCTGTCTCAAGCTGGATCTCCAGTTGATTCTTGAGCTGCATCTTTTGAGTCTCCATCTGCATCTCGATCTGCATCTCTTGCTGACGAGCCTGTGAAGCGGCCTGCGTAGCCTGGGCCTGTTGCTGGGCTTGCATCTGAGAGTTCTGCTGGGCCTGCTCTTGCTGCTTCTTCATGCGCTTCTGACGACGCACAATGAGCAAGCGTTCTGCTTGGTTGATGTCCTTCAGCTGTCGGATAGCGATAGCGTCCTCCAAGTCGAGCTCCTTCTGAGCCAACGACTGCTGAATGTTCTGCTCAAGGAATTGGCGCTCAGCATCCTCCATCTCTTTTTGAACGCTGACACCGAAGTTGTACATCGGCAGGTCGGAGAAAGTAGAAAGGACTTTCATGTTCTCCTCACCAATCGCGTTCTGATACGCCTTCATAAGAACAGACTCCTGAGGAATGATTTGCAAACACTTGACAATATCTTCGCAAACCTTCTTGAAGAGAACCATAGATGCGTTAGTGATGTCGTAGATGGCATTGTTTCCTGCAGCAATAGCTTGCTCACGAACACCAACCAGAGCGTCACCCTTCGGAGAGCTGGCATCCATCGCCTCGTTGACTCCCGTAGCGTCACGGATAAGTCGGAGGTAGTGGTTGTAAATACCAATGAGTTCGTTTATGTTTCTAATGCTGTTTCCAATCTCACGGATAGGTGGATTTTGGAAACCGCCTTCTGGGTCTTTACTTCTGTAGTAGAAGACACCAGTCTGCTCGTAGATGTCGTGAAGCTCCAATGGCTGAAGCTCACCACCCTTACCGAGCTGTACATTCTCCAGACCCTCGATGTCAATAACCAGACCGTCTGGCTTAGCCTTGGCGATGGCCTGTTGAATCTTGAGGTGAGTGATCTGCAGCATGTCCGCAAAACCGACGCAGCTGTCCACCATGGACTTAGGCATCATCTTGCGGATGTTCGTTGCGACAGCCGAGTAGGACAACCTCACTCTGGAGATGTCGTGGATGTTTCTCGGCATATTGGCCTTCAGGCCGTAGTCGTACATGAAGTCAGTGCCGAGGATGTAGCTACCACCGTACACAGTGGCGATGTTCATCTTGCGAGGCTCGCGGTCAAAGACGCTGCCTGGCTTCTCCTTGTACTCGAAACCCTCGTAGAAGAAGTTTCTGTTGCCGTATCTGTTCTCCTTGTCCTCGAAGTACATGCAGTCGACAGACAAAAACTCGAAGTCCAACACGTCGATCATGTATTCGTCGTATCCGAAGATGTCTCTCTTCAGGTAGTCGTCGTAGTACTTCTTGCCGAAGGCGCTAGAATCGTTTCCGTTGACACCTGCAGCACCCTGTGCAATCTTCTCGTACTGCTCTTCGGTAAGCTGGTCTCCAGCAAGACGCTTCAATTCTCCAATGGAAATGCGCTTGATGTGTCCTGCGTAAGAGAGGTCGTTCAGACCTGGGTCTTCAGTGTAGCTGTGGACGAACATACATGGGTCCACGTATTCCGTCTTGATTCCGTAGTTGGGATCGTTAGACCTCTTCACGACAGCCATACCGAGAGACACAAGATCATTAACGCATCTGCGGTAGATGCTGTCGTTGAAGTTGTTCCAAGACAGTGTGAGGTTGGTCCCGATTTGGGCAGCAATCTCTGCGTCAGTCTTGAGGTTAGTCTCCAAGAAAATTTCGGCTTCCTCAAGAGTATCTGGAAGAGCGTCTGGGTCCTTGTCAAGAACCAGTCCACCTGTCTCTTGTTTCAGTTGTTGTAGATCTGGTTTGATCTGCACCTGGGTTCTAATACGCTGCTTCTCTTTGTTCTTCTCAGAAGAAGAGATAGGATCGATTGCCTCCAGGTTAGGGTAGGGGTTTCTCGAAAGGATTTTATTTCTTACAATACGAGAGAACTTAGGGAGGATCGGAACTGGCGTGAAGTCAAGGTTTACCAAACTCCCATCAGCGCTATTCGGATCCATAGAGGTCAGGATACGCTTATAGATGTTCGTGTCCTGTGTTCCGTTTGCGTAGTCTCTGTTTCTTTCCCAGACTTTGTTTCTCTTCTTGTAGAGAGAGTCTGAGTCAGTCATTTTCCCCCACTGAGTCTCGATGGCCTTGGCGTACTGCAGACCGTACTTCATTCCCTGCTTTGCTGCCTGGGGAGCCAACGGATCTGGAAAGCTCTTGCTCTGCCTTTTATTATTGCTGTACATCAGGGAATCTGCATTTTTGCAAATATAGAAATATTCTGATTGTTAGCCGATTGGCTTGTATCTCCTAAAGAATTTCTTCTCGTCGAACTTTACAGGCTCCTTTTTAGTGTTTGACTTTTGTGCAGCAAGGAGGGCCAAGCCAGAACTAATGGTCAAGTCAAACTTAGTACGGTCGTTAATCTTAAAGCCGATCCAATCCTCAAGCGTTGCATTGAAGTACATCTTGCCATACTCGCCTGTGTCTCTGTCCATTCCAACGTGGTCGTGGATGTAAGCCTCGATCGCTTGTGCGTGAGCCTGGATGACGTCCTGTGAGTTGGAGGGGATTCCTTTGGTCTTGACGTTCACCTTGGAGTTCTTGGACGACAGGTGCCCTGGTCTGTTCATTAAGTAACCGTCGTAACCCCTTGATTCAAAGTATCTTGCGATACCGTACTTGTTGTTCTCGATTAAGATCGGATAACCGTAGAACACAGCGGCCATAAGCACATCTTCATAGAAGATTTTAGCTAAAGGCGGACGGGACGCATACTCGACAACAAACATGTTAGCAGGGTGCTGCATGTGAAATTTGTTGTACAAGTGTAGCGCTCCTTTCGACCCCCGTCCATCGACGGTGGCGTCAAGGTCGTAGGAGTCAACCCCGCCTACCCCCAGCTCTGCATTTGGCGCAATTCGTTTACCTCGTTCTTCTTTCTTCAGGTTCCTCAGTTCCTCTGGCGGCATCCACGCCACCTTGAACCGCCCCTGCGGGTCTGGTCTGAAGACGACCTTTGTGTCTTGGACACCGTCCTTCCATACGAAGTTGCCTCGGACAACAGGGTTAGGATATAGGTCGTCATTATACTGGATCTGCTCATAGATCTTTCCGATGTTAAAGAGACTGCCGTCGATGCTGTCTCTAAAGGCTTCGTCTGTTGTGAAGGGGAACTGCCTCGTTACCTCGTTAAGCTCCGAAGGATCGTCTTTAAGGCTCTGACGCTCGTTCTTGAGAAAGGTCTTAGCGCCAATAGTAACCAGATCACCGTCAAGCCCGTCCACAGGAGCATCAGGGTCCTCAACAATGGGTCTTCCATGTAGGTCGAAGAATCCTTCAAGGGACTCGTATGCTGGGATAAACAGGCGATAAAGGCCTGAGCGTGTACGTCCGTTAGCATTTCGCTCACCAGGATTCGAGTCCTTCCAGAGGTCCTTGTACTCTTTTCCTCCTTTGTCCATCGGGTTTACGGTGCTTCCCACCATCGCCTTTCCCACGATTCTTCTTCCGACGATCAAACACGTCCGTTGAATCCTCCAGGCGTCCCTTATGTCTGTAGGTTTTTCCCATTTTCCAGCTTCGTCTAGATACATCAGGTGAAGCTTCTCACCATCGTATGCGTTGTTAGTAGTGTTTTTCCAGTTGATTACAGTGTTCAGGGCCTCACCCCGCTGTGCTGTCTTGTTGTTCTTGGTGATCCGCTTAGATGGCTCTCTAAACGCAAGCTCCATCCTAGGGTTAGTCGTACCGTCCTGTATGGGCTTAAAGAAAAACGGGTAGTGACGGAACATTTGAACCACCTTCTTCATGAAGATATTCTCCTGTGCGTCCTTACCCGTCTTGGATTGTATGCCGAGAAGCTTGTCCTTTACCTGAGTAGCTTCATCCAAAAGCATAGACGAGCAGATATTGGTATATCCGCTACGCCTACACTTTGTGTAGAGCTGACCGATACATCGGTCGTCCGCCTCACACGCTGCAAAATGAATGTAGATGTCTCGCTGGAACTGAAGATAGCTCGGGTAACCGATGTCCATCTTAGTCCACTGCAACATCATGTAGTGCCTGCCCGTAATATATGTAGGCTCACCGTCGTTATAGAACCAAAAGCCCTCACGCCGACGGCGAAACTCCTCTTCGATATACGGACGAAACTTCTGTCTGAACTCCCTTGGCATTTCTGCCCACTCATCCATAGACTTAATCCGAGACAGTTCCTTTGGCATAGAAACCCTCTCCCACAACTGCATGTTGTTTGGACGCCCATGTCCTGCAATTTCTTTCTTGGGAGGCTCAGAGGGAAGTGCAATGTCCAGCCCACCAATCGAAACAACTTTACCTTTCGTACCGTTGGGGCAAATTGCGATAATGTCCTCAGCATCAGAATACTTGTCCATATCGATTGCTTCTAAAGCTCGGTGCTCCAGACTTCGGGTTCTTCAGCTCCATGTACTTTCCGCATGGACACTTGATGTCGTGGTAAGCTCCGTCGTTTCCAAACTTGATGCTTACACCGCTCTTTGATTCTTCGTGCTGCTCTTTGCAGCTACAGATGTAATCAGCCATTTGATTTAGATTTAATTGTACGCGAGGAGGGACTCGAACCCCCAATGACAAACTTAGAAGGTTTGGGCATTATCCAGTTATGCTACTCGCGCATTCACTTAGAAGACTCCTGCGTGTTTTTCTCTGTGGCAGTTAGAACAAAGTAAAGAACATTTGTCCAATTCAGCCATGATCTTCTCGTCAA